GAGTTTCTATAGTGCTAAAGGAACAGATAATGCCTTTGAAATACTTTTCAAAGCACTCTATGCTGCAGATGTAGAGGTAGTTCATCCAGACAAATACCTATTTCGTCCCTCTAATGCTGACTATAAGATCACTAAAGACTTCATTGTAGAGACAATTAGTGGTGATCCACAGAAATTAACTAACCTTACACTCAATCAGAAGTCAACTGGTGCAAGAGGTACAGTTACTAATGTAGTTCCCATACTATATGATGAGGGTCAATTTCATCAAATAAGCATTGATTTTGGTTTTTCAAGGGATATTAGTGTAAAAGGAACTATTTTTAATGAATTTAAAGTAAATCCAAAGACTAAAATTACAAATCCCATTAGTATTGGTGGAACAATCCTTGATGTAGACTCAACTTTAGACTTTCCAGAGACAGGGAACTTAATTATCAAGGATGTTGATGATAATTTAGTATCTTTAGCATATACTGGCAAGTCTATAAATCAATTTTATGATATTACAGGTATTAATAATACCTTTAAGGCATCAACTGATGTAAGATTAGATGATTTTTCTTTTGCTTTTGTAGGAATTAACACTGATGAGCAAATAAAAGTTAGAATAGGTGCTGCTTTACAAGATATTGAGTTTAAAGAACCAAATAATTCATATGAAATTGGTGATATTATCAAATTGCAATCATTGGGAGTAGAATCAAAGATTGAAAAGGCATCAAATTTTATTCATAACATCAAAACTAATTGGCAAATTGCTGAAATTGAAATTATTGATGAAGAACAAAGAAAATATACACTTATTACCTTTGATGAGCACTATTTAAGGATAGGACATGAGATAATTTTAACAAGTGGTGACTCAATTCCAATTGTAGTCACTGGAACAGTGTCTCAAATCACTTCTGATAGGTCTTTTGAGGTATTATTATCAGATATTATCTCATTACAAAGAACTTGGACATTTGAAAATCAGATTTTAAAGGGTAATTCTTCAAAATATCCATATTTAAATGGTTTTATTGCAAATGTTCAAAATAGTTATATTTTGACTGATACAAAGGATGTTTTAGTTGCAACTAATTCACTTCCTAACTATGCAAATAAAGAAACTAACCCTTATGATAGAAAAATTACCTTTACAGGTAGGTTAGTTAGTACAGAAACTATACCTTTAACCACCACAACAGATCATGGATTCTATACAGGTGATGCAATTTATTATAAAGCTGGTATAACCAATGTTCAGAGTATAACTGCTGATGGCATACCAGTTAATGCACCAGTTGAGAGTAGATTTAACAGTTTAGATGATGGTGTTTACTATGTAAGAAGAATGGATGCAAATAGCATCAAAATGTCACGTAGTAAAGGTGATTTATATTTTGATAGGTATGTTGAATTTACTGGTGATGTCACTGATAATGAATTTATATACTTTGACTTTTATCAAAAGAGACTAGAACCTCAAGAGTTGGTTAGACAGATACTACCACCTAATAATGAGAGTGGAATTTATGAAACTGAACCAGGTCATACTGGAATACTTAATAATGGTGTTGAGGTTTTAAATTATAAGTCTCAAAACAGCACCATTTACTATGGTGATGTTCTATCCTTCCAAGTTAAGAGAGGTGGATATAATTATGATGTTGTCAATCCTCCTTTAATAGTTGTAAATGACTCTGTTGGTCTTGGAGCAACTGGAACTGTTGCTACTGAAGGTGTATTTGAAAGAATAGATGTAGTTGATCCAGGATATGACTATATTGGCACTCCAACTGTTAGTATAACAGGAGGTAATCCTACTTCTGAAGCTTCAGCAGAAGTGAATATGGTTGCAGTTAATCATAGATTACCCTTTAATAGTGGAGAAGAGTCTGCTGGAAGTAATGGTATTAACTTGTCAAATGACACTATTGGATTTACTACTTTCCATAAATTTAGGGATGCAGAGAGAGTAGTTTATGATAATGGTGGTCAAACTAATGTTGGTGGTATGGATACTGGATCTTCATACTTTGTTTCAGTTGTAGATAACTTTAAAATTAAACTTCATAATAAGGAAGATGATGCTGTAAGTGGAACTGATCCTATTGATATTACATCTTATGGTGTAGGAAGACAATTTATTCAAGCATTTGAAGTAAAGAGGGTTGTTTCTAGCGTAACTGTTTTAGATTCAGGTAGTGGATATCAAAATAAGAAAAGAACTATTGGATCTGCAGGCATTATAACTGCTACCAATGCTATTAGTATTAAAAATCATGGATATCTTAATAAAGAGATAGTTAGATATACTGCACCCACAACAGGTGATTCAGTTACTGGATTAGCAGAAAATAAAGATTATTATGTTATAAAATTAAGTGATAATGAATTTTCATTGTCTGAAGTTGGAATTGGATCTACTGGTGTTGATTACTATTATAATAATAGAATATTTTCTAAGTTATCAAAGATAGGTGGTGGATCATTTAACTATCAACCAATTGCTGTTACTGTTGAAGGAACTATTGGTGTTTCTACCAGAGCTGGAGGACAAGATTTTAATGCAGTTTTACAACCCATAGTAAGAGGACAAGTAACTTCTGTAGATTTAACTGAGGCAGGTGTTGGTTATGGTGCTTCAGAAATAATTAATTTTAATAGACAACCCATTATTACTTTTGAAAATGGTGAATCAGGACAAGCTAAGGCAGTTATTAATAATGGTAAAATTGATAGCATCCTACTTCAAAATGCAGGTAGAAATTATTGGGCACCACCTGATGTTACTATTAAAAGTCCAACAGGAAATTATGCACAACTAACTCCTATAACAGATCCTAGTAGTGGAAGAATTAATGAAATTAAAGTTATTAAAGGTGGTGCAGGTTATGTGGATGGTGAAACTGATATCATTATCAAAGCACCAGGTTTAACTGCTCAAGTTGAAGCACAAATTCATGCATGGCAAATAAATTTATTTGAAAGAAATTTAATAAACATAGGAAGTGATGATGGTACAGTAGAAGAAAATGCAGATCATACATCTTTAGAATATGGGCATCTTTATGCACCTCGTCCATTAAGAGAGGCAACATATGCTATCTCTGGAGAAGCAGAGGATAACACTCTGTATGGCACCCCAGATCTTGTCAGAGATGCAGAATCAGGTGTTGAGGTGTCTAGT